TCTAACTTTCATCAACTTATTAAACTGAACTGTTAAAGACCTCGATTCATCAGGATGTTTATTATACCATTCGTAATACTCACCCATTAACTCTTCATACATTTTAGATTTTAATCTAAGATAGATTGGGGTAATAATCTTTTCAGGTAAATCTAGTACATCCTCTTTTAATCTTCTTAAAACTTGTCTTGATGTCCTATCTCTTAACTCTTCCAAGTTTGACGCCCCATTCACATTCCAAACCTTTCTATTACCCGCCTTAAATTGATATCCTTGACAATAACGGATAACATAAGCCATCCAATTTTGAGCAACAGGACTTTCAATTAGATTCAATAAATTATAATAGTTAATTGGTCTTGATGTCATTGGAGTTCCTGTCAATAACCAAAGATATTCAACATCCTTAACAAAACTATTAATTAATTTTGTTCTTTGAGCTTGGGGATTGGATATGTAATGTGCTTCGTCTATAATAACCAAATCAAAATTACCTTTTGTAATTGGTGAGTTTTCTTTGTCCTTTAAATCATAAAAGTTTTTAATAATGTCATAATTTACAATAACAAAGTCGTGTTCAGTTGAAAAGTTTTTACCCTCACAAATATACACACTTCTATCTGTATAATTTCTAATTTCCCTCTCCCAATTTATTTTAAGTGACGCAGGACATATTATTAATATTTTTTTAGCGCCAGTTTCTAATGCCGCTAAAATAGTTGATGTTGTATTGTGAGTTACGATAGCATTTTCTGTAACGTATAATTTGTCTGGTGCATCAACTGAAATACATACAGCTTCTCCTTTTTTTTCAAACTCTATGTTTTTGATATATCGTCCAACCTTGTATTTTTTAGGTGTGTTATATTGTTTTTCTTTTCTATTAAGTTTGAATGGATTCATACCTTCAGGTAATTTAATATTTACTCTGTACGATTTTTGTCCATCTTTCTTGATTCCTTTATGTGTATAGTTTGTTACTCTTGTTTTTTTTCTTGCTATACCCCCTAAACTATGTACTATTTCGATAACATCATCACAAAGTTGTTCTGACACAGTTGAGAATTCAGTTCCACTAAAATTACCATCAGTATCTTTATTACAACTACCATCGGTATCCATTAACCCTTTCAGTATTTCTAATCTATTTTCAACAGAAGTATATTTGAATATGTTTGGAATAAATTTGTTATTAGATTTAGTTCCCATTAATTCTAATTGCTTCAACACTTGAATCAACGGATTTAAATGACCACTAATTTTTGTTAATCTATAACCATATTTTGTACCTTTACTCTCGACTATTTGAGTATTATGTGGTAAAGTGTCTTTAATATAATCAACAATTTCTGAGTCAGCTGTTGTAAAATGAACAGAATCTTTACTAATTCCCCCATCGCCTATAATTAAACCCAACAAGTATGGATGTATGGGTAAAATAGTATCCATAAATTCAATAGGTTTTACAATTGGAATTTGCCATTTGTTGTTACCATCGTTTTCTTTGTAGTATGTTTTATATTTGTAAATTTTATTCACATTATTTTTTGTACCATTTATTTCCAAGTTCAACTTTTTATCCAACATCTGTTCTACAGATAAAACAATCGCTTTTTTTTCTCTTTTATTTTTACTATTATCTCCAAATGACCTTGATTTTACGTTAAATAAATGTTCTTTACAAACTAAAATGGATGTGTTGTCATTAAATGTGACCCTATATAAATCTTTAATTCCTTGTGGATAAACACCAATTACATTACATTTTTTTCCATCACTACCAATAACTTCGTCACCAACTTTTAATTTACCGATTGGTTTTCTTCCATATGGGGTAAACACCCTATTTTCAACAAACTCAGCTTTTCCCAGCCCCATGTCGTCTGCTAAAATAAATCTTTTACTACCCACCAATTTTTCTATTGCGGTTCTTTGGTGTTCAAGTGGGGGTCTATGACTATATTTTGTATAATCTATTTTGACCTCTATTGTGTTATGTGTTTTTAATAATGCGGCTTTAGGTAACCACATATCTGTCAATGTATCACCAGTATTAAATTTACCCCAAATATGGTATGATTTGTCTTTGTCTACCAATAACTTTTCAACCCAAATATCAGTTGGTACTGATAACATATTTTTTTCATCAGCAATCTTGTTTGCAAAATATGGTTCCATATTAACCCACTTCTTTGCAACCTTTGGTTCAACAGAATGATAGTTGATAATATATTCAGCTTGGGAACGAGTGGGGTAAAACTTTTTATTAGTTTCTTTTAGGTATTTTAATTTTTGAATATAGTTATTTGTTCCCGAATAATTATCTAATATGTCGAGTGCTTTTAATTCAATAAGATTAGAGGTATTACCTGATATATTCAAAATCGTATTTTAACATAAAAATAGTTAATAAGTTTATATTTATCAATATGAGTAATAGAATGCCCATAACAAGAATAGGTAAGTTTTTTGGAGCTGAAGACTACAATTTAGATTTGTCTATCGGTGAAGAATGGTTATATGGTGATATGAACTTTACGGTCGTACTATATCGTATTGATAGAATGAAAACCAAAACTGATGATGTTTATGGTGAAGCCCTAAAGGATGGAATTAAATTTTTAACACCAGTAGAGTTGAAAGGTTATGTTCAAATTATGGCACCTGAGAATAAACAAATTGCAGGTAATAAAATTAATCAATTTGAACCTGGTAATATGCGATTTTCTATTTATCAGAAACAACTTGATGAGTTGGGTGTTGACATCAATTTTGGTGATTATTTGGGGTACTATGAAACGGAGGACAGAATAAGATATTATACGGTCAATAATGATGGAAGGGTAATTTCGGATAATAAACATAACTATGCGGGTTACAAACCTTATTATCGTACAATTATGGCTTCTGCTGTAGTTGATAATGAATTCAGAGGATTATAATATGCCACTACCAAAAAAAATAAAAAAATATTTACCACTGACACAATCAAAAACTCTTTTACATAGAAGACAAGAGTTATTAGACAAAATCAACAAAGATGGTACTTTTTTACCCAAATCAATTCTTCATGCTGATTTGGATGGGGGTTTCTTAGATTTTGTAAAGAACGAATTAAAGTTAGTTGTCGAGGGTAAAGTTGTACCTGTAGTTGATATTTTGGTGACAACTCAGAATTGGATTCAGTTTACACAAACTTGGGATTTCCAAAATATTGACAAAAACTTAGAACCTCCTTTCATCTCAATAGTTAGAATACCTGAGGTAAAATTTGGAACAAATCCTGCTGTATTATATAACATTCCAAATAGAAGACAATTCTTTTATGCTCAAGTACCAACTTGGGATGGTAACAGGCAAGGTATGGATATATACAAAATACCCCAACCCATACCTGTTGATATAACTTTTCAGGTTAAGATAGTGTGTAATAGGATGAGAGAGCTTAATCAATTTAATAAAGTTATTTTGGATAAATTTGCATCGATACAAGCATATCAAGTTATAAAAGGACATTACATTCCAATCAAAAATACGGGTATTTCTGATGAGTCGGTAATGGATATTGAGAAAAGAAAATATTATATCCAAAGTTATGACTTTCTTATGATGGGTTTTTTAATTGATGAAAATGAGTTTCAAGTTTCTCCAGCAATAAACAGAGTTTTACAAGTTGTTGAATTTGAACCAAACACAACAAAAAGACAAAAAAGAGTTATTAGTGATAACAAAAGTACAAATCAAAAAATCAGTTATGATGTTGGTGTAACTACTTTGTCACAAGTTTTTTATTACACTACAGATTTAACAATTGGGGAATCAGTTAATGTTTCATCTTTTGATGTTTACATAAATTCCGATTTTTATGGAACAGATGTAAATTTGATTCAGGTAAATACTAACGATGTAGTAAGGATAGATATTGTGAAAACTGATGTAAACTTATCAGCAAGTTTGGAGTTGTTTGGGTTACTACTTTAATCCCCATAGATGTCTTTTTTCTCCTTACACTTCTCAATAATCAATCTTTCTAAAAAACGATACATTTTAATCCCATTTTTATCACAATACTTTTTCAGTAGGTCGTGAACCTCGATTGATATTTTTAAATTTTTTATTTTCTTTTCTTTGTTTTCCATAGTAGAAAAAAGGTAGAAAATATTCTACTCAATTTATCAATACATATAATTAAGTCAAGTTTTTTGATACTGAATGTTATATTTATCTATAAAATAAATTACTAAAAACTAAATTTATAATGTCAAACAATAAAGTTTTCGTATCACCAGGTGTGTATACATCAGAAGTTGACTTGAGTTTTGTTTCACAAAGTGTGGGGGTTACTACACTTGGTATTGTGGGGGAAACTTTAAAAGGTCCAGCTTTTGAACCAATCTTCATTACAAATTATGATGAATTTACAACTTACTTTGGTGGTACATCACCTGAGAAATTTGTAAATACACAAATACCTAAATATGAAGCAGCTTATATAGCAAAAGCATATTTACAACAATCAAACCAATTATTCGTAACTAGAATTTTGGGTCTATCAGGTTATGATGCAGGTCCTTCTTGGTCTATAACTACTATCGCTAATGTTGACCCTGCTACTATAGGTTTCGAGTGTTTAAGTGCAACTTCAGCAAATTGTGCAACACAATGTGTTTCATTTAATGTAACACCTTATACAATTAACTTCACTGGTTGTACTAATAGCTCAAGTACAATTGATTTTACATCAACGATACCTGGTTTCTTATCTGCTGACTTGGATAGTACATATGAACAATTCAATGGTTCGTTATCTACCATAAAGTCTGATTTGGTAACTCAACTTTATGGTATTGTTAATACACCATCAACTTCTGCATCATCTATAAATTATTTCGGTACAATATCTGGTGGAACTTATGACACTTTGAGTGGTTATACCGCTGAGACCAATGTATTTGCGGTTGATAATGTTAGTTCAGATTTAGCAAACTTTTCAGCACCTACTAACGACCCTTGGTACTATGCGACATTTGATAATATTGGTAACAACAATTATACAGGTTATTCTTTCTTTAGTTATGTTAGTAATTTAGTACAAACATCATCTAAATCAAATTGTGCTTCATTCTATAGTTACACGGTTAGCTCGTCAACAATAAGTGCAATTACAGCTTCAATTAATTACAATACGAATACAATCAGTGTTTGTTTACCAAGTACAGCCCAAACTTCTGATTATTCAGCAATGACAGTTGTATATAGTGCTTGTACTGACCCAATCTATAGTGGAATCACAAGTGGAGGTGTTGTTCAATCTTCAACTATGACTGGAGTTTCGTTTACGGCTTTAACAAAATCATATACTGTAGTTTCAGATGATTTGACAGCTACTTCAGCATGGACTGTAAATGTTACTATCAATGACCCTTGTAATGTATGTTCGACAGGTAATGTTGGAACTTTCCCAACACCAGTATTTACGAATTGTTTTAGTGGTACTGTATCAGGACAAACATTTATCTACACAGGTGATTCATTCTCAAATTATGATGATTTGGTTGTAGCAACACTTCGTTCGAGAGGTATAGCTACCTATACGACTGACACAGGTCCTGTTTACCAAGTTTCTAATGTAGGTGATGTGACTATTGATTGTACAGGAAGTTATTCAGGAATTTCTAAAAATCCTTATTCAACTTTTGCAATAGATGTAACCGACAAAGATGGTACTAACTATAGTTTCGAAACCTCATTCACTCTATCAGATCCTAAGTATATCTCTAAAGTTTTTGGTTCATCTAACTTTGGGAAACCTAGAACAGTTGTACCATTGTTTGTTGAAGAACAATTTCAAAATCTTTTAAACTATGCTTATAGAAAAGGATACATTAGAGGTTTGAATTGTACTTTGAATGGGTTATCGGGTGCAAGACCTTATACTGACTTAACTTCTATAGCGTGGTATTTAGAACAATATCAATCAGCAACATCTCCTTGGTTGGTTTCTGAGTTGAGAGGTAATAAAGTTTACAACTTGTTCAAGTTCATAACTATTGCTGATGGTGATACTTCAAATGTGGAGGTAAAAATTTCTATTGCAAATATATCTTTCACAAATGGTACATTTGATGTATATGTTAGAGACTTTTTTGATTCAGACGCTGCACCTCAAGTATTGGAGAAATTTACTAATTGTTCTATGAATCCAAACGAGAACAATTTCGTTGCTAAAAAAATTGGTACTTCAGATGGAGAATATCAACTTAACTCGAAGTTTGTTATGTTGGAAATGAACGAAGATGCACCAATAGATGCTTTACCTTGTGGTTTCGAAGGTTATACATTCCGTGAATATGCGGGTTCGAAACCACCATTCCCAGTATACAAAACTAAATACGATTTTCCTGGTGAACAAATTTACAATCCACCTTTCGGATTGAGTAGTGGTGCAGATGATGCTTTGTTAAGTTCAGGTGATAATGTTAGAAGAACATACTTAGGTATTGGTGACTTCTATGGATATGATATTGACTTTTATACTTACAAAGGAAAAAGAATTCCAAGTTCACCTTGTACTGCAACTGTTGGTGATGATTGGGCTTACAAAACTAAGGGTTTCCATATGGATATAAATGCGAGTGGAATTACAATCTCCAATGGTTTTGCTTCAAGTGGTACTACAGCTTTCTTTGTTGGTGCAGCATCATTCACTAATGACCCTGATAATGAAAGTAATCCATACTTCAGAATATTTGCGCGTAAGTTCAGTTTACTATGTAAGGGTGGTTTTGATGGTTGGGACATCTACAGAGAAAATAGAACAAACAAAGATACATTTGTATTAGGT